TAGATTTATTACATTTACGCCCTGATGGAATCAGAGACGGCGAGAATAATCACGCCGACAATGAAACCCATGATGACGTAATTCATTTCAGTTTCTTCGCGACCAACCGTTGGCTCCTTAGGTTCCACCGGTTCTTCGACAACTTTCTGTTGTCGGACGGGAGGATCTACCTCCTCAAGCGGACAGTACGCTATCATTTATATATTATTTAGAGATTAATTTCGGTCTTCTTTTTTCGTCTGGTCCTCTTAGTCTTTGTGGCCCCCACGTTGACCTCCTTCACCTCACCACCAGTGGAATCACCAGAGACAGACATGATGTCGGAGACGTCTTCCTCTTCTTGGATTGTGGGGGGTGTAGTATTCATTGGGGGTGGAGGTGGCATCATGATGCCCCCCATCAAACTAGAAATGTCTAGACCTGGACCCTGCATCTCGTACTGCCCTGTCCCACCAACTGGAGCCTCTGTGGCCGGTCCCTCAGGATTTCGTGTTGTATTCTGAACAGCGTTCATCATATTCTTGACTAGGTCTGGGTTCTGCTTCATCACATCATTCATATTGGGCATCACCGACTTGAACATCGAGTTGGTCAGGTGGAACATCATGGCCGAACCACCCAACATCATGATGAGCTTGACTTCTGGGGCTACACTGACCTTTGACCGATACTTGACATACAGTTCCTCAAATACACCATCATAGTCATCGACATTCTCCATGATAGACTCAGACCAGCCTTCCAACTGAATCTCGAAAGGGTTGTACCTCTTGTTGAGGAACTCTAGACCAGTCACACACGCCACCAACATTCGCCTAGAGAAACGAATAGACTGCTCCACATCGATGCTGTAGGTAATCCTCTTAACCTCAGCCCTAAGTTCTTCAACATTTGAGTATGCATTCAGGCGCTTATTCACAGCGAAACCTTTCTTCTCAAGGCGTGTCAACTTATTGATGAGATCCGACTTTTCCTCATCCACTGATGTGTACCCCTTAGAGGGTTGCTCACCTGGAGGGACGCCATTCATTTGGGGCTCCCCATCATCATAAAACATAGGTTCATCCTCACCATAATCAATCTCCTCCTCCTGTATAGGTTGCCTTGGAGCTGTTTGCTTATTGGGGTTTACAAAGGCATCCATCGTTTCCTGTTCTTGATGCATGGGTCTCTGTGGTCGATAAGGAGCGGGTCTGGGTACAGGCTGGGGACGGGGGGCTGAAATCTCAATTTCATCCATCAGGGCTTGCTCGTCGGCGTCCAATTTCATAACAGTCGTATGTCCACGGTCGATGATTATTTCTTCATCCATCTACTCTTTATGTAGAAACTAAAAAAATTACCTTTAACGCAGTTTATAAAAAATGTTGACACATTATAAATGTTCAAGTTCAATAAGACCAATAGGAATGCTCTCACATCCATCGTCATACTTTTTTCAATCATATCGGTTCTAGGTATCGTGAAGAAAAGCAGCAGATACCAGCCCATGCCAATCGAGATCGAAATTGTCAGTGACAAATCCATCTTCGATCTCGAGAACCGCATGGAATGTGTACCAGGATCGGGTAAGGAAGACAGCCCCTACACAAAGAGCCTAACCCCAGGTGGTCTCTGTGGCGCCCAAAAGCTTGTAGGTGACCATGCTTCCTATAAGATTGCCGAAGGAATTGGTGGATCTTTAATCTAAACTAACTATAAATGGCTCTCATCACATCGCCAACGGAAATGATCCCAGACCTCAACTATGAGTATCATACAATCACAGTTGATACGATTGGTCAGTCCAGTGCAAATACATTTACATGTTTTTTGAACCAACCACTTCACAATGTTGTTCAGGCTAGACTTATTGCCGCTCGAATTAACACAGTTACCCCGTCAAATGGGAGTGAACACTGCTATATTTCTATAGAAGAACTTGATTCCATTTTCTCCGACCGAGCATCAAATGTTCTCACGGGGCAGTCTGACATGAGTATGATAAGAGGTTCTTTTGCGAGCCTCGTAACAACAGATGATCTTGGAATAATCAGTTTTAGAGACAACTATCCAATCGTAACCCAGTATATAAACCCCATTCGAACAATTAGTCGTTTAACAGTTAAAATAAGAAATCAGGATGGTCTTCTCATTGAACCACCAAGTCCCGCCGAAAATAATTTTATAGTCCTCCGTTTCGTGTGTAGGAAACCCAATCTGTAATTTTCTCCCCTTAGAGTAGTATACCATGTCTGCTGGTATTGTTCAATTGATCGCTATCGGTGCCCAGGATGAATATATTGTGGGTAACCCGGAAATATCCTTCTTTAGTTCAACATTCAAAAGACATGCTAATTTTTCACAATCCACGGAAAAACAAACCATTCTTGGAGCGGTGAAAAATAATTCCTTATCCAGTGTTCAAATTGAAAAAACAGGTGATCTTTTAGGTTACGTTTACATGGTTGCTGATAACATGAATGAATCTTTACCAATTGAAGATTGGACAACCCTAGTAGATAAGGTTGAACTTCTGATTGGTGGTTCAGTCATAGATACCCAAGATTCAATTTTTACAGAAAATATCGCCATTGATACATTTGCACAAAATGTTTCAAAAAGTTCAAATGGTACACATCCAGGTGCAAGCGCATCATCATTTTTTTACCCCCTCCGTTTTTTCTTTTGTGAAGGTGCCAAATGTGCATTACCATTAGTAGCCCTTAATTATCACAACGTTGAACTTAGAATCTACTGGGGACCAAATGCAAGTGCATACAATATAGAAGTATTTGCTAATTATTATTATTTAGATAATGAAGAAAGAGGAAGCTTTGCATCACGGAAACACGATATGCTTATCACTCAAGTTCAAAAGAATCAAGCCTCAAATGAACTCGTTCAAGAACTTACATTTAGTCACCCCGTTAAATATATCGCGTGTTCTAACACTGAACATGACGGAGCTTTAACGTCAACATCAAATAAAGTCAAGTTAAATATAAATGGTATTGATACATCGAACTATAAATGGTGTCAACCTCACTTTGTAGATGCAATGAACTTTTATCATACAAATTTTGTAACGTCCCCAGATTTCTTTTTATATTGCTTCTGTTTATCAACCAGTTCACTTCAACCTACAGGAACATTGAACTTTAGTCGTCTTAATTCAGTCAAACTCATGAGTAAAACTCTACCAATCAACGACCCAATTTATGCAGTCAACTATAATATTTTGAGAATTGAAAATGGGATGGCTGGTCTACTTTATGCAAATTAAAATACGAACATATAATAATAGTAAGTATGCAAATTTTTGTCAAGACACTTACAGGTAAAACAATAACTCTTGAAGTCGAGTCTGTTGATACCATAGATAATATCAAATCGAAAATACAAGACAAAGAGGGAATCCCACCCGATCAACAACGTCTTATTTTTGCGGGTAAACAATTAGAAGATGGTAGAACACTTGCCGATTACAACGTTCAGAAAGAATCTACACTTCACTTGGTGCTCCGTCTCAGGGGTGGAGTTAAAAATTTACCAACTATTGAACGTTCTACAAGAGTTCGTCTAGGTAGTCAAGTTAAAAAACAGGATATCAAAGACCAGGCTGAACATACAATGGTCTTAAATGCTGGAAACCAACAGTTCCTAGCACCAACATCAAATGTGGTATACATCGCACCAACCTGCTCGATAGCTAACACAAATCCACAAGGTCATACGCTGACAGTTGGTTCAAATGTTTACATAGATGATGATGGTTCAAATGTCATGCATATTTTGGGAAACACCTATATTAGTGAAGATCTAACTGTAGGTGGAGATATACATTTCAAGGGTGATGTGACTTTAATTGCAACACAAAACCTAAACATCACAGATGCTATCGTCGAACTTGGAAAGAATAATACTTCCTCCGATGCAGTCCTAGATTTGGGTCTTCTTATGAATAGACCCGATTCAAATGTAGCTGTTGGATATTTAGAATCTAGTGATGAACTCGTAATGGCTTACACCGAAAGTAGTGCGGGTAGTTCAACCATCGTGCCCCTCGCCTCCGAAGACCTCCGTGTTAAAGTGTATGGTGACTTGGCAACAACTGGTAACGTCACAGCCACCTACCTACATGGTGATGGGAGTGAACTCACTGGTATAGCTACAACACTACAATCTGTATCCGATTTCGGAAACACAACCTCGAACACCCTCCAACTTACAAATGCCACCACAGGTCTAGTCACTACAAGTAACATAGTTGTTGGAGGCAATGTTACAGCCACAAAGTTTTTGGGTGATGGAAGTGAACTCACCGGTATAGCTACAACACTACAATCCGTATCCGATTTTGGAAACACGACCTCGAACACCCTCCAACTTACAAATGTCACCACAGGTCTAGTCACTACAAGTAACATAGTTGTTGGAGGCAACGTTACAGCCACAAAGTTTTTGGGTGATGGGAGTGAACTCACTGGTATAGCTACAACAATGCAGTCTGTATCCGATTTCGGAAACACAACTTCAAATACCGTGCAGTTTACAAATGATACAACCGGTTTAATCACCACATCAAATATAGAAGTCGGTAGTCACCTCAAATTAAATGGTAATATCTACCACAATAATTTAGTGTCTACAGAATTCTCATCCATCTCGGGTTCTGAATGGGAACAAATTGGTTCCACTTTTAATGGTGGCGACATTAATACACGTTTGGGTGAAGCAGTTTCTATATCTGGTGATGGTAGTGTTATAGCTGTTGGAGGGAGAGAAGAGCCCGGACCTTTTCCCTCCAAAGGACAGGTAAAGGTATATGTAAACACAGGGGGGGCATGGGCACAGCGTGGAGGTAACCTAGATGGTGACAGTGTACTTGATTATTTTGGACAGTCTGCGTCTGTTTCGAGCGACGGTTTAAGATTGGTCGTGGGTGCTCCAGGATATGGTGGTTTTGGAAACACAAACCTACGTGGAAGGGTATATGTGTATGATTGGAATGGAACAGCTTGGAGTGAAACTGTAGTTGACACGGGTGCGGCTGGTGGCTCCGGCTTTAGCTTTGGTGACGGGTTAGGACACACAGTTACTATCTCGGGTGACGGCAATACAATTGCAGCAGCTTCTGCATATAATGACGATGCTGGGACCGATTTTGGGAAAGTGACTGTGTATCGATATAGTAGTGGAACCTGGTCTCAACTGGGATTGTCTATTAATGGAACAGAAGATAGCACGTTCTCGAACAAGGCTTCACTTTCTTTATCCCAAAATGGATCAATAGTATCTATAGGCACCTATGAACAAAACGCAACAAATCCAGCTAGGTCACGAGCAGGAGAAGTAAAAGTTTTCGAATATAGTGGAGGGTCTTGGAGTCAGATTGGAGCCACCTTTGAAGGGAGTGCATCTTTTGAATATTTAGGCATAGCAGCATCCTTATCTGCTGATGGAACAAAAATAGCCATAGGTGCCTATGGTTATTCCTCTCATGATGGACGTGTCAATGTTTGGGAATACAATAGTGGCACAACGTCCTGGTCTCAAATTGGTTCTGATATACTTGGTGGCTCCAATTCTTATCTTGGAACTGGTGTTTCCTTATCAGGTGATGGTACCCACCTCGTTCTTACCGAAAATAACAAAGACGTGACAAACTTTAGCGGGGCAGTGAAAGTATACCAATACACTGGGGGGTCATGGAATCAGGTTGGTTCAACTCTGAACAATACCGATCCCACGTTCGTTTCAATATCCAATAATGGGAAAACTTTTATTGTAGGTTCGGGGAAAAATGGTTCAGCTGACGTCACTGGTTATGCGAAAGTTTATCAACTTCCAAGTATACGAAAAGAATTAGCAAACTCAGAATTGTTCCACGTAAAGGGATTAATCACAAATCCCGGTGGTGTGAGTAAAAAAACCTATAGTTATACGAATACCATCGCAAACGGAACTAGTATAGCAAATGGAACTATAGGGGTCGTTTTCACCCAACACGTGTTCTATGCCAAGATCGTGGCTCACCTTATCCACGCTGATAATGAAATTAGCACAATGTCTATAGAAGTTAGTGGTGGACATAGAACTGGTGGAACCCCGTTAGATGTAGCAAGAGGTCCAGCCGCCGTATTTGGGAACACAAATACAAATCCATGGTCGTCAGTGGTTACAAGTAACACAACTACTGTATTTATCAAACCAACTATCGATTTAACGTCCGAAGGAAACTATAATCTGTTTATCGAATATGTTTCACAACACAGTGACGGCAAAGTTTCTAAAATTACAAAGGGTGGTTCCGATGAAATAAGTTTCTTATACTAGTAACTCCACAATTATTTATTTTATACCCTTATATCAACAGAGATGGTCAGCACGAATATTCAGTTTTTCGAGGGGAATCTCGGAATTCAGAACTCGTCTCCCTCACACGATTTCAGTGTGGGGTCCAACCTCCATGTCGAAGATACAGGATCTAATGTTCTCTCCGTAGTCGGGAACGTCTCAGTCGCGAATACCCTCATATTGGGGAACTTTGCAGTCGTCGCGTCCCACGGCCTCAACCATGTGACTGGGGAGAACAATACAACCACAGATACTATCATCCTCCAAAATCCCACCACGGGGCTCCAAACAACTGCAAACATCTTAGTTGGTGGAAATATAACCGCAACATCGGGGGATCTGGAAGTCCTCGGGAACACCGCGATCACCGGGAACCTCCACGCCACCTCAAACCTTGAAACTGGTGGACGCCTAAAGTTTGACGCCAACGTCTTCGTAGACACCCTCCGCGTCGCAGATGTCGCAGCAAACTTGGTGACCTACGACCAAAGCACCGGGGAACTGTTGGATTCGGCGGGTCTCTTCTCAAATAGGTTGGCCGTCGTGTCCAAACAACCACCATCTACCCTATCTGCTAACAGCACTACGGTGACCAACCATGGCACCTACACCCTCACAACCTCAAATCTGGCTACCGGGTCAAACACATGGAACGCCTTCGATGGGAGTACCTCTGTGGCTTGGGTCGGTGACGATACCTACACGGGGGCCTCCAACGCCTACGCGGGTTCCGTTCAACTTGCTGGGTCTACCCAACAAGGTGAATGGTTATCCCTTTACCTCCCCTACAAAACAGTCCTCCGTCATATGAAACTCACCCCATCCTCAGTTGAGGCCTACCCCGGGAGTGCCAACCTCTACGCCAGTAACGATAACTCAAATTGGGTAGAGTTGAAACATTGGGAAAATGTCGTTCCCTCCTCAGTTTCAGACACCCAAACAGTTGTCGTTAACGCACCAGCGTCCTATAGGAGATTCGCTATAGTGACAACCAAGGTCTCTGGGAATAACGCCAACGTCGCCCTCTCAGATTGGCAACTCTTCGCGGAATCCTTCACAGTCGATGGGGGGAAGGTCATACAAGCCATACCAACCCTAACTGGGGGTGAAACTATATTTGAACAGGTGAGCCCCCATGAAAGAACCCAAGTCGTCCAAACGTACCCCAAACTCAAAAAATATCCAGATATTTTATTAGAGGGTTCAGATTTTCAGGGACACGTCGTGACATCAAGTAGTTCAGCGTTTCCAGAAGATCATTTTGCAAATTGGGAAGCGTTTGGTGGACGCCATGAAAATGAGTTTGGGTGGATTGCGGGATATGGAACAGTTAACAACTGGACTACCGCTCTATATAATGGTGGTGGTGGGCTCTACTCACACACCCCAGCCGCGTCTATCGCTGGTGAAACTGGGGAATGGTTGAAACTCAAACTACCCAAAAAAATTATTCTCGATCACATAAAAATTAAACCACGAAAAGAGAGCTCTGGAAACCATGCACCCTCCACATTCAAAATATTTGGTTCCAACGATGATTCTACTTGGGTTGAATTGATTAGTGAAACTGGGGTCATACCGACCTATGATTATGGTTCAACATACTCGCCAACATCTACTTTGACCACAGCCTATAATTACTATGTAATTTCAGTTCAAAAGACTGTGAGTGATACAGCGCTCTGTATAGCAGAACTTGAATATTATGGTAGAGAAGAAACAGTTATCAACTCGATTACCACCACCGGTGATACATCCGTAGATACAGTAATTAAATCTGTATTCAATACACCCGCGACAACAGGTCTCTCTCTCTACCTCGACGGAAATCAAGGTTCTACAGCGACCGACCTCGTCAGTGGTTCTACCCTAACAGTGACGGAAAATAACACCACCTATGACGACACCGATAAAAGTTGGGTGCTCGATGGCTCTACGGAAAGTAATATACATTCTACCGCAATTAGCCTTACCACAAATGTACACTCTGTGTCTATGTGGTTGAACGCGTCAAACTTACACACAAATGTGGAGACCAGCTCTCTATTTGTTATAGGCACAGAAACACCCGAAGGTAACACCTGCTCAAAAATTTCCACAACGCGGAATCAACTTTTAGCATGGAAGAAACCATTAAGCGAAGATCGCGTTCTAACCTCAAACACATGGCATCACCTCGTGTATGCATATGGGGGGGAGGGTAAATATCAAACTGCATACCTGGATGGCCTTCAAATTGGAACAGAGTACATCTACAAAACTGAACGAATTAAAAGATATCCACAATTTGCGATGAGTGCCGCGATACAAGAGGAACATCATGTGACGACGAGTTCATATTATAGCAATGGACAGTGGAGAGAATGGGATGCATTTGATGCACATTATCAGGAAAAAGCCGCGTACCAAAGTTGGTTGTCCCATGAAAGTCGGTACCTCACAGGTGGAGCTCATAATACCGCGGCGTATCCCAACGAGGGACTTGGTGGGCTGATTGGTCAGTGGCTTAAGCTAAAGTTCCCATACCGCATTCGTATGGAATCATACAGACTTCACAATAAGGAAGATCATATTCATCACATGCCCCTCAACTATACTATCGTCGGGAGTAATGACGATTCCAATTGGGACATCGTACACCAGGTTTCTGGACAAACAAATTACGACCCCAATCTTGGTAGGATATTTATGACTGGAACATATAAGAATAATTTTTATAAATACTGGGCGATTGTTATTCAAAGTGTTGGTCCAATTGGGGGGACATCGTACGCGGCGATTAACTCCCTCCAATACTTCGGTGAAAGGGAGCAGCAGTTTCCAGACTTTGATATGAGGGACTACGAAGAGGGGGGGTACATAGTTTCAGCAGGGGGGTTAGCGTATGATGATAGCGAATCTTTCCCTGCCCATAATGCCTTTCAATACGCTGGTCCCGTTGCTTGGTGGATAACTGCAAATAATGACGGGTATCCCATTAGTGATGGCATATACTCACAGACAAATACGTCTGGTGTGCGTCTAGCATCTAACACCGATTATGGTAAATATATAAAACTCAAATGTCCTCAACCATTTATCTTAACACGAATGAATCTCGTTGACAACGACCCGAATCACGTTAAAGACTTTAAAGTGTACGGGTCAAACGATGATATTAACTGGACCGAAGTTTTATCGGTAACTGGTAGAACCGCGAGCGGACAAGATTTTGGATCATCTCATGATGCCGATACAACTACAAAGGCGTATAAAATATATGCTATGGTCATAACCAAAATCGCTACAACAACGGCTGCCTACATTCATATAGAAAATATCAGATTCTTTGGTACACCGGTATCTGAAGTTCTCCACCTACCAGCCGCCCCAGAGGTCCGGGTGGGTGGGTCCTTCGATGGAAAGATTGCAAACTTTAGGGTCTACGATAAGTACCTCCAACCCGAGGAAGTGGAAGAACTTTGGGATGCCCAGAAAGACCAGTTTGGTCTCGCCAAGTCCTCGGTGACGTTCTACAAGGGGAGGGTGGGGATAGGGACGACAGAGCCCAAGGGTGCACTAACAGTAGCAGATGAAACCATCGATTTCAGGGGAACTAGTGTATTTCCCCCAGGTCCAATGGATGCTGAAAGTACCAGATTTCCAGGGAATGGTACATTTAGAGTGACGAGTGGGTCTCTTTACGAATTGAACTTCGCCGGTGTATATCGTCCGTATAGAGCATTCAGAAATACACCAAACATTGACCAAGATAGGGGGTATTATTTTCATTCATTAAGTAGTATTTACAGTACCACAACTCCATTTGCAGCGCTTGAAACTCACGCTAATCCAGTGACCCCACGGACTACAAATATACCCGGTGTGGGTGATTCATTTGGTGAATGGATTCAACTTGAATGCCCATATAAAGTTCGACTCAATGAAATTGAGTTATCTCCCTATGGTCGTGAACATAGAGACTCTATGCCGGGAGCTGGTTATATCCTCGGTTCTAACGATAATGGTGAAACGTGGGCAATTATTTATACATTTTCAGGTTGGACTGAACAAGATTTCTCCGGTGGGAGACATCATACAAGCAAACATTTCCCTATGAGTGATACGGGATATAAATTAATCCGCCTTCACATAACTCATCTATCTGGAAGTACAGGGCACTTATTGTTAGGAAATATGCGATATAGGGGTGTCGCCGTCCCCCCAGAGAAAGAATATTCAACTCTCCATGACGGTGAACTACTTCTAACAAAGTCCCTAAATGTGCCAAGAATTGGACCACAATTGGGGAATAATAAAGTTCCAAGACGCGATCAACTCATTATTGAGTATGATTCATCGTTAAATGTTCACGGACGCCATGCAAATGAGACCGCGATAGATACAAGTGGGCAGAGATTTAATGGAGACTATGAAGGTCAAGTATATTTCGATGACGCTGATCAGTCATGGTTTTTTGATACCTCTGATGACTGTATAAATGTGAATTTAAAGGCTGGAAACGATGGGGTCACCATACCAGACTATATTTTTCATAGTAATTTCCAACATACAGTATCATTGTGGTTTTATAGACATAATTCTACTAATAGCCAAGCGGTATTCAGTATGGGAGATAGTTGGACTACAAATACACGGAGTTCTACTATAAGAATTGACGACGGCTTTGTTTACTGGTGGTTTGGTGGGAATTATCAACGTTACCGTTTTACCATAGAAACAGCACGATGGTATCATATTGTAGGTGTGTATAACGGTAATACGGGTTTCGGTGGACGAAGAATATGGGTTGATGGGATAGAGTTGGTTCAAGAATACGTTAACTTAGAAGGGATACTTCCACCCCCACTCCACATTGAAGATATGGAGGGCGTCAACACTGACACTATCCGTTTTGGTGGTTTAATTGATGGAGGGAGTTGGGACTTCATGGGTAGAATGTCTGGTATACGCCTGTACAATTCTGCTCTAAACGAAGGTGAGGTGAAGCAACTGTACGATTTGGGGCGGAAAGGGATTGGGAACCAGGTAAATTTTGAGCATACAGCTGTAGCTATAGGGTCCCATCAACCAAGGGCACTTTTAGATGTTGGTGGAGCCATGAGGGCGGTTGCGTCGACGATAGACACCTTCACGGGGCAGCACTTTTGTGTCCCCGAGGGTCCCATGGGGGAGGGCCTCATCGTATCGGCTAATAAAAATCAGTACATCAAGATGAACGGTGGTCTCAGTACGGGGTCAGATGGGATTACCATCGACGAGTCCCTCCCAGTGGTAAGTCTATCTGGGACCTCCCAAGATAAAAGCTGCTTTGGGGTGGTTTCCAAAATTGAAAAGAGTGGGGATAGTCGTATAGAAAACTTGGGTGGGTTGATTTCTGAAACACCCAAGGTGCGCGGTGACAATAGAGTTGTCGTGAACTCCCTAGGGGAGGGTGCCCTTTGGGTGATCAACACCGGGGGACCCCTAGAGTCTGGGGACTACGTGACGACCTCTAACGTCGCGGGGTATGGTGAGAAACAAAGTGGTGAGTTCCTCGCAAACTATACGGTGGCCAAAGTCACGATGGACTGCGACTTCACGGGATCGAATGTGGCTGTTCGGGCCCCAAAGAAGGTCGAGACTTTGACGACGGTCACGGAGGATGTTTGGAGTAACCTCACAGCCTACAATAGGTCCTCTACGACGGAGACCCAATACATCAACGAGGAGAACGTGGTCCTCACGGAGGGTGAGTGGTCCAACTTGGCCACAGAGGAACAAAACACATACTCCGACACCACATTGACTACATACTACCAAATTAAAAGGGGTGGAAACCTCCTAGATGAGAAGGGCTCAATCCAATGGGAAGATACAGACAGGATGAAACCGGGGTACAAGGTGAGGTACCTAGACGCTTCGGGTGTAGAGACCGATCAAGCCAATGTGGTATACACAGCGGCCTTTGTGGGGTGCACCTATCATTGTGGTTGAGTACAGAGTTTCTTTTCTCCCTCTATATTAAATGTCTCTAGAGGGTGTTGAAGGTTTTCTGGAAATTCCAAATGCATCTCTAAAGGTATCAGGGAACGTCCACGCAGATGGTCTCAAGTTGGGGGCGGTTGAATTGATTCCCTCCTACGACCTGGCATCCGTCTCCAATGTCGGGAACACCACCACCCAAACGGTGCAGTTCACCAACCCCACGACCTCCCTAGTGGCCTCCTCGAATATCATGATGCTCAACACAGCCAACGCCCTCCAACAGGTTACCATGAGTGTCGGGGAGAATGCGGTACCCTACACGAAGCAGACCTTTAAGTTTTTTGAAGAAAGTGCACTGGGGGACACTAGCCCTGGTGCATACTACCTAGGAAGAGCTGTCACGGTGAGTGGGGATGGAACTATAGTTGCTTCGGTGGCTACCCATGATAACAATCCTAGTACGGACAAGGGTTCCGTCTTATTTTGGAAAAAAAATACGTTAGGGGAATGGTACGTGTATCAAATAAATCGGGATGCTACGAATCAACAGCACTTGGGCCACTGGAATGGTTCTACCATGAGCATGTCTCGAGATGGTTCAACGCTTGTTATTGGAGCACCTTATACAGATGTAGGTGTCTCAAATAGTGGAAGAGCATACGTTTATACACAAACCGCGGGGGTGTGGAATTTAGTCAAAGAATTATACGCCAGTGACGCGGCGGACAGCGACTATTTCGGTGCAAGTACAAGTATTTCAAGTGATGGTTCTGTTATCGTTGTGGGATCCGAGCGCGAACATGCTAATGATCAAGCTGACCAGGGTTCTGCATACATTTACCATAAATCTGGGGGAACGTGGCCCTCTACACAATCACAAAAAATAACAATGGCAGAAAATGACGCTGATAGTTATTTTGGTAGATCTGTGGCTCTTTCAGATGATGGGTACACATTGGTTGTTGGTGCGTCTCACCATGATAATGTGGCTACAGACGAAGGTGCTCTCTTTATATTTGAGAGGGGCTCTGGAACGTGGACACAAACCAAAAAAATGTGGGCATCGGATTTTGCAACAGGTGGCGATATGCTTTTAGGTCATAGTGTCGCAATATCTGGAGATGGAACTATTATTGTCGCGGGTGCATGGGGTAATGACACCACGGGATCGAATAGGGGCGCTGTCTATATATATGTAAAATCTGGTGGTGTTTGGCCGACGACGGAGACCCAACTACTCCGAGATAACGATGGGAATAACTCAGACTTGTTCGGTTGGCATGTATCCATGAGTCAAAGTGGGGATAGAATTATAGTTGGCGCCAAGGACGATCATCATCCAAATATGGTCGGTTCTGGGGTCGATGGTGGTTCTATAGTGGTTTTTGACAGAATCAATAGCGTGTGGAACCAAACTAAGAAATTTTTTGGGGGAAACGCGTACAACAACAGCGCCAGTTTGGGTTTTAGTACGGCATGTTCAAATGATGGGAATGTCTATGTTGGGGGCGTACCTCATTCCGAAGCCAGAGGAGGTGATTCCGGTGCTATAATAATTTACGAAGAAAATGCGTGGAAAGAACGCACTAAAACTTTAAACGTTGAGGCAGCTCTCATTGCCCAAAACCCTGTATTTTTCAGTGTTGCGTGCTCGGCACATGAATTGAACCAGGGTCAGGTTATTCCTTGGGATATGGTGTTAATGAATCGCGGGTCTGGTTATGACCCCAATACGGGTGTATTTACAGCTCCGATTGCAGGATGTTATTTTTTTACGTATCAAGCGATGAGGATCAACTCGGCGGGCTCATTAATGTTATCATTCCGTAAAAATCAAGCAAATTCGGGGGCAGTTCACGGTTCATATAGCGATCCTACTGGTAGCGGCGACACGCAGTATAGTCATGTAGGTAATAGTATTATAATTGATTTGGAGGTTGGTGATACCTTAGATGTGTGGTTACAAAATGGTGATTTGCATCATTTTCATAACAAATTTAATGGATTTTATTTATCCTCATAGAATATGAGTCTATTAAAAGTATTAGGAGAACGGTATCCGGGTAGACCCTGGTGTCTTTGGACCCCCCGTTATGAAGATATTCAATGGAAGGACATTCCGGAATCTGAGAGGATGACCAAGGAGGAGGTTGAGACGCGACTTAGGGAACTCCTCCATGAGAAGGCTTTCGATACACTTAGGGCTGAGAGGAACCGTCGCCTTGCCGAGTGTGATTACCTCTTCGTGTCGGACTACCCCCACGCCTCCCCAGAATCAAAGACGGCTTGGGCAACCTACCGCCAGGCCCTTAGGGACCTCCCAGCTACAGTCGTGGACCCAGAAAATCCGGTGTGGCCCACCCACATTTAATAACATGTAAATCATTTCTTACACTATATTAAATGTCCATACAAGGCAATAATGGATTTTTGGATTTGGAGAACGCCTCCCTCAGGGTGACTGGTAACGTCCACGCCGAGGGCTTCAAGGTTGGCTCAGTCCGGCTCCAGTCGGCCTACAGTCTTCAGTCTATCACGGGGGTAAGCAATGTCACCAACGATATGATTCAGTTCACCAACCCCACGAAGAGCTTTGACGCGACCTCGAACATTGAGGTTGGTAACGGCAATCTCTTTGTGAATACGACCACCTCCAATGTTGGTATAGGGACCAACGTACCCACCTCAACTCTAGATGTTCGAGGTGACGCGAGCGTCTCTGGGAACGCGAGCGTCTCTGGGAACGTGAGCATCTCTGGTGTCGTGAGCGTGGGTGAAGTTACCGATTTCAGTTTTGGTAACATACCCACAATTAACTTTGACCAGGTCTCAAATGTTTCCCAAATTAAATCGAACTCCAACGTCGTCATGGAGTACAAGTTGTCCACAAGGGACTACGTGAATGAGGAACCTCGAGCTGCTTTAAATAATACTCTAACCGTGGATGGATATACCGTGAATGCCAGTATTTCATTCGGAGGGAATACTGGCGTGTATGGTCCCTGGGCTGCCTTTGATAAATGTAACAATGCGGGTGGGTGGGTTGGGGGTCTCGGCTCGGGTGCATACAGTACGTCAACTGGTGCTCAATTATTAAACAGACAACATCATACAGGGTCTGCCCTAGGGGAATGGATACAGTTGGACATGCCTTATGCTATATCATTGGAAGCCCTAACTATCGAAATGCGAAATGAACAGGCTAGAGATAATACGGATGGATTTCCCAAAAATGTATATCTTTATGGCTCAAATGATTCTACAAACTGGACACTCATTAAAAACTTCACGACACAACCTCAACGTCTAAGTAATCCATATCATGAGAAAATTGGGACAGTACAACCAGTATATAGCAGTATAGTATTGGTTACAAACACAATTCATGCCACGTCTGGCTCTGTTTACGATGCTGCAGCCATTGGACAACTTCGATACTATGGTTCACCAATAAATACATTGAATCCAACTGGAACAGATATTGTTTTACGCACCACCCCAAATGTCCCAAAGGCAGACTTCTCCAATGTGTACTACGATGGACAGGACTACTCAGAAGCAAGTGATTTCGCGGGTGCTAATGGAATTTTAGACAAAAGTGGGTATGGATGGCACGGAACCCAAACAGGTGGGGTTGGTTTTGACCCCACCTACAAGGCCTTCACCTTCGATGGGGTGGATGACAAAATTACAACACCAGCATTAGGATTTACTGGTGATAAAATTCATACATTTAGTCTTTGGATTAAGTTGAATAATAATAACTCTGAAGTTACGAATGATGAAAGATTGTTTAGAATAGGGGATAGTGCCAGTACAACCGCGACCGCATCGGGTGTAGGATTTAATAGCTCTGGATATGTAAACTGGTATTCTCGTTCCCACGATACAGGTTTTGCCTTCCACACAGAGGTAAATAAGTGGTATCACTGGGTATTTGTATATTCTGGTGTAGGAGCTATTGGGAACAACAATAGCGAAGGACTTCACAGGAGTAAAAAGATGTACTCAGATGGTATTGAATTAGAACCTGGAGTTGGACCAGGTTCACGCAGTACAATTGCACTTAATTTTTCGGCGAGTCATAATCTAATGATTGGTGACGATGACCAAGGTGGCACCCCGTTCAGTGGTTCAATCGCAAATTTTCGTCTCTATGATCACCCTCTATCAGCTGATGAGATATGGGAATTATACGCATACCAGAAAGCGTTCTTTGAAGGGATCCCTGATGTGATAACTTTCAAAGGTGGTAGGCTGGGAATTGGGACTACAGAACCAAAAGCTGTCCTAGATGTGAGAGGAATAGCTCCAACGTGGAAAAGAGCAAATTTACTTAATAGTTGGCAACATTACAATAGCGGCCAATATACCCACCCCTTCCCATCTTATTGTAAAGATTTAACAGGTAGAGTTCATCTAAAGGGTCTGTGTGCGGGTGGTAGTGGAATTATTTTTAGGTTACCACCAGGATACAGGCCGTCGAACTGGCACATATTTGCGGTTGTCGCTAATAATGCCTTTGGGCGTGTTGATGTGAAGTTAAATGGTGATGTACATTTTAATACGGGTAGCAACGGCTATGTTTCTTTAGACACAATTAGTTTCTATTGTAATTAATATAATGGACCTTCACCTGCTACTCAGCCAAAAATATTCTGGTATGAAATATACCTTAGTCGTCAATGAATATAATAGCATATACTGGTTTGATGAAGATCACGAAAAACCAACACTCGAAGAACTCGAAGAAAAGTGGAAAGAACTCCAATTAGAAATACCCATGATAGAATTACGAAGAGAACGTGATAGGAGGCTCCAAGCAGTGGATTGGGTGACCCTAAAGGCGTACTCCACATCGACCCCAGTCCCAGAGGCTTGGGCCACCTATATGCAGGCTCTAAGGGACCTCCCAACCACCACTGAGGACCCCAAGAACCCTGTTTGGCCCGTCCAGCCAAGTCCGTAGGACTTGTACGCCCCCATTTAATAACAGGTAAATCATTTCTTACCCTATATTAAATGGTTGTCCTTGATACACCAGCAAACAACTTGGAAATCAAGAATGCCATATTGAGGGTAAAACGGATAGAGGCCACCAATGTCACGGTGTCATCAGAGTTGACTTACCCACCGGTGATTGATGGAGGTACAACAATTTCTGGGGACTTTGGGGTCAGTGGGAATACCACAGTCTCCTCGAACCTAACAATCGGGGGTGAACTCACAGTTTCCTCGAACTTGGAGGTTGGCACGGCAAACCTCTTTGTAGATAAAGTTTCCGGAAATGTAGGTATTGGGACCAATTCCCCCGTAGCCAAACTCCACGTGAATGGTGATTTTTATACACCCGGTGCCACCATCCAAACAATTGTTGAAAATGTGCACAGAATAACTACATACGGTGGTGTAGACAAACATATAGATTGTTTAGATGTCATGATACGACCAAAGTTTGCAAACTCAAAAATACTTTTACAGTGGACGATTAATGGTGAAGCTCACCATAACTCTGTATATAGGATATATAGGGGGGGTACACTCATTGGTTATAATACAGAAGATCCTAGTGTGAATCACTGGAATGGTATCGCTCCAGCTCATTATGACCGCGATGAAAACTCAACCCCCAACAATGTATCTTTAAGTTGGGTAGATACACCAAATACAACAGATCCCATCATATATAAAGTATATTTACATGATTCTGGGGGTGGATCTACAACATTTTATTTGAATAGAACATTTGGTTCTAGTGGAACGGGCAACTATGAAAATGGTGTGTCCTACAAGATGGCTACAGAATTAGCCCAATAATTCATTTCTCCCCCTATACTAAATGGTTGTCGGGGTGCCACAGGGTATACTTGATATTAAGAATGCCACTGTAAGGGTTAATACTCTAGAGACCACAGATATTTCATTATCCTCAAATATAGTCAATTCGGTTGTAGTAGAAGGAAACACCGATGTTTCGAGGGACTTGGAAATCACAGGGAACGCCGCAGTCTCCTCAAACTTGACAGTCTCTGGCGACACCAAAATAGCTTCAAATTTGACAGTTGGAACCACCTCCAATCTTTTTGTAAATACACAGAATGGGAAGGTTGGTGTTGGAACAGATACACCCGTGACCAATCTTCATGTAAATGGAGATTTTTATGCGCGAGATATAACTATTCAAACTGTTACATCACTTGTTCACGATCGAATTGCTTATAGCCCAGCTGTTGTTGATTTACATATAGATGCACTTGATATTACGATAACCCCAAAGTTTGCAAACTCCAAGATACTTTTAAATTGGGATGTGGTACATGAAAGTTTCCACAATGCGGTGTTTAGAATTTACAGGAACACCACATTAATTGGTTATAATAATACTCGAAGTACTATAGATCATTGGAATGGTGTTGTAACTGTACCAGCCGATGTAGATAATGGTTCAACACCACATAGAGTAACTATAAATTGGGTTGATGTACCGGCTACTACCAACCCCATAACATATAAATTGTATAGACATGAATCGGATGGCACCAGTGCCAATATATTTTATTTGAATAGACCACTAGGTGCCACTGGAACGAACGACTACGAAATTGGTGTGTCCTATGTATCTGCGATAGAAATAACACAATAAATCATTTCTTCTTCTATATTAAATGGTTGTTGAGACACCTCAGGACAACTTAGATCTTGGTGACGCTACACTTCAAACGGGTATAATAGAAGGTGCGGAACTTTCGGTATCTTCATTGGTGGTAGGTGATAAATCTGTTTATTTGGGAGACTTGGGGGTCACCGGTAATTCGATTATGTCCTCAAATCTTACAGTATCTGGGAACGTCACAGTATCTTCCAATTTGGAAGTGGGGACTTCGAAACTCGTCGTAAGTTCAAATGTGGGAATTGGAACCAGTGTGGCCCAACATAAACTCCATGTAAATGGAGACATGTATGCACATGGTGTTGTTGTACAATCTGTCGTTGAAAATGTTCACGATATAGTCACATATCCCGCGACACTCGATAATCACTTGGAAGTATTTGACATTACGATAAAACCCAAAAGTGTAAATTCAAAAATACTCTTACATTGGAACGTGTGTGCTGAAATTATCCACGACAGAGTATATAGAATTTATAGAGATAATGAGCTCATTGGTTACAATAATACTGTGGGTGTAAACCACTGGAATGGTATCGCTGCTGGCCTGTATGATTTAAATTTCGATAGTACTATGGCTAACATGAATATAAAATGGGTAGATGAACCAAAAACGACCAACTTTATAACATATAAATTGTATACACATGATGCGAATAACTCTTCGTTTCAGGCAGTCTATGTAAATAGGACCGAGGACGACGGTGCGGTTGGTGGAAATGACGGTCGAGATAATGTAGAAATTGGTGTATCCTACAAAAGTGCCCTCGAATTAGCTCAATAAAAATATGGCAACTATAATAATGGCGGACATCACCAGTGCACTTGTAAGTTTATATCCCACTTCTAAATGGAAATTGAATGGGTATACTTACGGTGGTTTAACTTGGCAAGATCCAGACACCCCCAAACCAACAGAAGAGGAACTTATTAAAAAGGCGGGGGACCTGAAAGTTGAGAATGCCTGGAAAAACCTTAGGAAGAAACGTGATCTTCTCCTCACCCAAACAGATAAGTATATCGTAGCTGACTACCCCCACCCCGACGAGGCCACAAAGCAGGGGTGGCTAGATTATCGCCAGGCTCTAAGGAACCTACCTTCGGAGACTACCGATCCAGAAAACCCGGTGTGGCCCACTCACATTTAATAACGTGTAAATCATTTCTTACCCTATATTAAATGCCAATAGGAACACCAGAAGGTTTCCTTGACATTACGAATGCCACCCTCCGCACGTCGGTCGTGGGTATTTCTAACACGGGTCCAACTGGGGAACTCTCGATAGGTTCAAACCTTCACGTTGACACCACATCTTCAAATGTCCTCCATGTCGTGGGGAATACCTTGACACACAATCTAACTTTGGGAACTATTAACTTAACACCAGCCTACGGACTTGAAAATGTCGTCAATGTCGGGAGTAGCACAAGTCAAACTGTGACATTCTCAAACATAACGACGGGTTTAACCGCAACCACCAATGTTGATGTACAGGGTCAGGTCAAGGCCACTAACGCCACATTAGGTCTGGTGGCGACCTCGAACATCGAAGTCGGGGGTCAGGTCAAAGCCACCAACCCTACCCTAGGTTTGGTGGCAACCTCTAACATCGAAGTTGGGGGTCAGATCAAAGCCACCAACCCCACCCTAGGTCTGGTGACCACCTCGAACGCCGAGATTGGCACAGCGAATCTCTATGTAGATACCACAACTGGTAGAGTTGGTATAGGTTCCACACAACCTAGGGCGACCCTAGACATTAACAAAACGGACGCGATGATTTTGCCCTCGGGTACCACAGCGGAAGAACCAGCCACCGGTATTACTGGAATGGTGAGACTTAATACAACTATAGATAAACTACAATTTTACAATGGCAACCGGTGGTCGTATGTGGGTGGTGGAAGTGTTTCGGATGTCAGTCCCACAAATCTAATTGCAGAAAGTGGTCCCCACGGTCGAGGGGACCAATCCACCCCCACACCCCGGAAGTTCCCAGGGTTCCCGATGACCTCTAACACCACCCCACTTGGTTACGTGGCGAGTGCGAGTTCACAATATTATGCTACCTCTGAACCATGGGTTCTGTTCAATCAAAAATATACAGCGCATTACGATGATACACCAACGGGGGGTAATAATAATATATGGTTGTCTGCGGGTAGTTTATATAATTCATCGGTCGAGGTTGGTTTATATAATGGATTGGAGAGTACTAGTGTAGATGGAAATCCTATTCCTGGTGAATGGGTGCAACTTCAAACCCCCAAAGCATTTAAGTTAACATCAACATATGGATATCCACCCAATGGAACTAATGATCAACATCGTTCACCAAGGAATGGTAAAATTGTGGGGAGTAATGACGGAACAACGTGGACGGAAATTATTAGTTTTTTCGACTTAGTTACGGCAGAACCCGGGGGGGATGTAAATTCAAACCAGGGTCCGGGTGTGGGAATTTCAAATTGGGCAGAGGGTTCTGCGACAAATTTTGGAATTGTGCCATCTACAGTAGCTTACTATAAGTACTATAGACTTATTATACAAAAAGCTAACGGTAATGACGGTGGAATTACCAGCCTCGCAGGGTGGGATCTTTACGGCATCAGTGAGGACGACTCGGAGTTTGTGGCCATTGGGGGGGACACCTCTGTGGATGTCACCATCAAGTCCCAATACAACACCCCAGCGGTGAGTGGCTACAAGCTCTACTTGGATGGTGCGG